GATATCGGTATCGCATCAGATGTTGTAGATAATTCTTGGAATGAGTATTGGGGTGACTATGTTTAAGAGTTTCCTTGTCACAATTGCAGCATTAGTTTATAGTATATCAGCTCAAGCAGACATTTCAATAAAAGCAGAAGCAGAATGCATAGCAAAAAATATGTATTTTGAAGCACGCAATCAATCTCTTAAAGGTATGATTGCTGTTGGTCATGTGACAATGAATAGAGTTGCTGATGATAGATATCCAAATTCAGCATGCAAAGTTGTACATCAAGCACAGCATTCTAAATGGTGGTTAGAAACACACGGTAAATGGCATCCATTAAAAAACAGATGTCAGTTCAGCTGGTACTGTGATGGTAAGAGCGACAAAATACCACCACAGGATGCTGAACTTTACGAACAAATACGTGGAATTGCTCAAAGAATATATTATCAATATGATTCATTTTTAATGTATGATTTTACAAAAGGCGCTACTCATTATCACGCTGATTACGTGTATCCAGATTGGGCAGAAAGCAAAACACAAACTGTTACTATAGGTAAACATATTTTTTACAGATGGGAAAAAAAATGACTGATATAGATTTAATAATAGCTAAATTTATTGTAAGCCAGCACGGTCATAAAATAAAACCTGGAGAAATACACGAAAATAATCAAACAGTTATAGACTGGATTAATAACGCTAAACAAAGGATAAATGCGAATGAATGATATAAGCTATAAATTTAATGAAAACTTATATGTTGATGAGATTAAAGAATACATAGACAAAACATATACAGGTCATTATTCTCGAGATCAATTTCAAGCAACTGAATTTATAGTTGATGGTGGTCATGGCACTGGCTTTTGCGTTGGTAATATTATGAAATATGCTCAAAGATATGGTAAAAAAGGTACGAAAGAAGATGCTCGTAAAGATTTACTTAAAGTTCTACACTATGCAATAATACAGCTACATGTTCATGATATAGCTGAATTTGATAGTATTGGTGACATTTGATTAGTGTCAAAAAGTTGACAGTAATATTGTGACAAATTATTGTAGGTGTTATTTTTTTGACATTATATAAATAATAATGTATAAATAAGGCTTTAATAAATATTACTATATATGACAGAGAGAGAATCTATGATTAAAAAAATATTTATTTACAGTCTAGCTGTATTCTTCATTGGCGTGGCTAATGCAGAAACAATAGTAACGGAAAGCACAACTAACAGTAAAATTATTACTGAAGGAAACATGGAAACAACTGTAAAATCACCACCACCAAGTGCTATATCACCACAGTTTAGTAGTGGTAGTAATAGTGACTTATGTACAATAGGTGTTGCAGGTGCAGTGCAAACACAAATACTTGGTATAAGTGCTGGTACTACATTTACAGAAGAAAATTGTATACGATTGAAGAATGCAAAAACATTATATGATATGGGTATGAAAGTTGCCGCAGTGAGTGTAATGTGTCAAGATAAAAAAGTATTTGATGCTATGATGATGGCAGGTACTCCGTGTCCATATGATGGAAAAATTGGTGAAGCAGCTAAAATTGGTTGGGAATCACATGAAGATAAAAAGAAACACGAATTAAATGGAACGGACAAAAAACTAGATGTTAAAGAAACTGCTACTTGGAGCATTGGTGGGATTCTTACCCTCTTATTGTTACTCTGATAATATCGCACCTTACTATGGCACCACTGGCAATGCCGCTCAAAGTGGTCATAGTTGGAGTATGAAAGACGTATTGCCGACACCTCCAGGTTTAGATATTAATGGCGTATTCTATCGGTACACTGCAAATAAAAATCCAGAAGATGATATGAAAGTTCATGTGCAGAATAAAAATGCAAATGGAACTGGTTATATCTTTAGAGATACGGAAGATTGGTCAGCATCTCCAGGAGGAATAGAAGTACGTAAAGTAATTGGTATAGGCGATATTCCCAGAGAAGCCTGGGGAGATGGTTCTATACAGGTAGAGGGCACAGGTACTGTAGATGATGCGAGTGTCATTTACAGTTACAAAGTTGATCCTTGTTATGATCCACAGTTTAGTCCTAGTTGTCCAGGATATAAAACGCCAGTGCCTGTTGTACCTACAGTGAGTTTAGATGATTTATATGATGCTACAAAAGATGAATTTGTAAATTTAAATGATGAAGAAAAGGTATCAATAGAAGAAAACGAAGAAAGATTAGCTGAGGAAGAAGAAAAAGAAAAAGAAGCAGAAGAAGAAAAGAAGCGAAAATATAGATTAGAAAAATTAATGTCTGTAGCAGATGCTGCAGCATTATTTGCAGAAAATCAAGTAATAGAACAAATGAACAATATTATGCAAAACCAAATTAATAATACATATCTTACTGCAACTATTCCAGGCGGACAGTATAAAGAAACAATAGTTTTGGTAGATAAAAAACTACCAGATAGCAAAGCCGGGTTGAGAAACGGCTTAGCACAACAGATATTGCATGAGAAAATGATTTCTCAGCAATACAAATAGGAGAGAAAAATGCTCAAAAAGGCAGGTATTATTTTTGCTATGAGTTTATTCACATTATCAGCATATGCGGTTGATGTACCAATTAGCGGAACTGTACAATCACGTTGTGTGATTACAACAGATACACCTGGTACATATGGTAACCCAAACGCTTACACACTTACGACTTCATCATCAGATGGTGGTGTACAACCAATAGTAAGATATGATGTAACACTAGCAAATGCTTATTATGCGCAAATTACTACACCAACATCATTTAGCACAAGTCCTGCTCTTAGTGATACAGTAACTTGGACTGGATCAACCGAAGTGAGTAGTGTAAGTGATGCAACTGGTATGGCTGGTTATGAAAGTGCAAAAACAACATTCGGACAAACAACTCAGTTCGATTTAACTGCTACTGGTTCAACTTGGTTTAAATCGACTTCAGTTGCTACAAATGGTGGAAATAAAGCATTTCCTGGCGGTAATTATTCAGCAACAGTAGAAGCTGTGTGCGTAGCCAAATAAATGTATAAATATTTTATATCACTTTTGTTGATTGTTCTTTCATACAACGCTTTTGCGCATGAGATGACACCAACTTATCCTAAGTGGAAGTACGCTTATATGGATGACTTGCTTGTTACTCGTATGGAGGTTTTTAATAAAAGGAATGATGTTGAATATTACGAGTTAGGGGTGTTTGATAAAAACTGGAGGCCTATTCCATTTGTTTCGCAATATACAATTTTAAATATACCATATCTAGAACGCGTTGAAGTAGATGTTTATATTAGAGAAATTGACAAATTTAATGCTGAATACATATGTAGTAAGTCAAAGATGAAAACTGAAGATTTAAACTCGTCTAGCATTTCATCAAAAATATGTTCTAGATTCAAACATGAATAGGTATGAAAAAACTATTATTAATATTATCACTTTTATCCGCTACTGCATTCGCTAATAGTAATTCTTTAAATCTTCAATTACCAAATGGTCAAAACAATTATTCTTCTGATAAGTTTAAAGCAGGAGATTTAGATTGTCAAAATGCTATTGGTGGTAGTACTAATTTAGAATTTGGCGTAACTGGCATTATTGATAATTATCAAAGCCCATTTGACGATAACACTGCTATAGGTAATAGTACTAAGGATGTTGGAGTATATGCAAGAATCACAATACCGCTTGACGGACCAAAAGAACGTATTAACTGTAACACACTCTATCAATTAGAATTAAAGAAGAAAAGATTGGAAGTTTTAAAATTAGAGCAAGAACTCAAGAAGTTAAGAGAATTACAACTTAAAAATAAACTTAACAATAACGTTAAGATAGAAAAAACAAAATAATCTGGAGAGGACATGGCTAAAAATTTAGGAGATGAACTTGAAAATATGGAAGAGGGTATAGAAAACCTTAAAAATAAAGAGTTTCGTATCCTTGGTTTTAAAGTAAGTTTTATGTCAATATCTGCTCTTGTTGCAGTTATTGGTAGTGTTGTTGGTGCATTGTATGGTGGTTTTCTAATGTATCAAAAAGTAGAACAGGCTATAGAATTTGTAGAACAACAAGAAGAATACGAAGCAAAAATCAATGCATATGACAAACGTATGGAAATCATGGAATCCAAAATGGAAGACACTGTAGAATATACACGTGATATCAAAGGTGGATTACGTGATGACATACTGCGCATTGAACAACAAGCAGATAGAACTGAAGACATGGTTCGTAAAAGTGTGGATGATGTACGTAATATGATAACCGATGCTGAAAGTAGATTTGAAACTAAGAGAGATAGTTTAAGAGAATCAGTAAGTCGTGACACTAAAGAGTTAGAGGATAGACTTATGAAAAAAATACAACGAGCATTAGACAATCCACTAGCAAATTAATATAAATAGTAATACATTAAACGTTCACCCGAAAGGGCGGAAGTAGGCAGTCGCTGAAGGAACGCACCTAACCATTAACTAGGGAGGGTGACTAATGACTTACAGACCATTTTCGTGGAAGAGGTTTTGTAAAGCTCGTGATCGTGCTAGAATTCATAGAATTCTAAGCTATCGCTTGCTACATAAAGCTGCTTAATATATTTTATTATTAGGCTTAACAACCTTCGGTGCACATACAGCGACATATGATAAGAACTTCGGTTCGTTATCACCAACTTTATTATTAGGCACTGGAGGTTGATTATTAAGTCTTTCTGCAAAATATTTACAGTGATTGATATCATTAAAATACATATCTTGACTTACAATTTTTGTTCCTAGATAAACTATAAGTAAGAATGCATGTGTCATTTTATTCTTTTTTTTCTATATCAACAAATCTAGGTTTTTCTCTTAATTCTAGTTGAGATTTAAATTTATGTTTAACTGGTTCTGAATTATTACACGAACTAATTAGTATCTTGATAGCTTTGTACCCGTCTCCTACGAACATAAGATTATCTTTAAAATATAATTTAGCTTTGACGGCGTTATCTAAGTCTAAAACAAAGTTTTCATGTTTGAATATCATCTTCTATTTTATCACATTTACATTGTTGACACACATCGTTTATACACTCTTGACAACCATTATCATAGCAATGGCATCTGTGTCCGCAATATTTACAATATCTTTCTTCACCTACATTTGATTGTCCTAACATGACAACTCCTTTCGTTTACCAAGTTCTTGGGTGACCAAATATATCAATGGCCATTATAAATCCACCAATCAACACACCAGCAATAACACAAACGGCAAGAATAATTCCTATTGCATTCATTATTTCTTGTCTTCGTTGCTCTTGATCATATATTGCTTTTTTTCTATCTTTACGAATCTGTGCTTGCAATGTGAGTATCTCGTTCCAACTATTAGGACCATGCGTGAAATTTACAAAGTTTTTTAACTCTTGTTCCATCTCTTCTGCTTTTTTCTTAGCAGCAAAAATATCCATTGCTTCTTGTTCAATACTCGAACCATTGAATAGTTTCTTAAACAATGGTGGTTTCTTGTTCATTTTTTCGGCTTGATCAATGTCTGCAACAGCGCCCATCCAACGGCCCATATCTCCATACATTGATTCTATATCTCTACCGACTTCAAACCCTTTCTTGATGGTATTGAACGCAGTAGTAGCTATAGCTATAGCACTAATTGGATCAATCATAGTAACTCCTCTTCTTCAGTACTATTTATAAAAAAAAGGTGTACAAGTGATAAATAGTATGGTATAATATATACTATATAACGATGAAGCAAAGCGAATTGTTCACTGGACCCGGGGGCGGTACCCGGCAGCTCCACCAAAAATATGGGGCTGAAATAGGATCGACAGATGCGTAATAGCGATGTGGAGTTATCCGGATGTAAGCTCGGTTAATGCGAACAAAACGATAAATGCAAACGATAATTTTGCACCTCAAGAGTTAGCGCAAGCCGCTTAATTCTTATGCGCCCGGAGGAGCGTGGAAACAGAATCCTCCACACCTTTATAGGAGAATAGAATGGCTGAAGAAAAGAAAAACGGAATAGTGCAGAGAGAAGATCACAATGAGTTCGAACTCGCACTGAGATTCCTGGGAAATGAACTGATCGCGATCAAACTTGCGGCAACAAACTTTAACGGTAAATTGATAGTGTACAGTATACTACTACTCTTTCTCACATTCATGATAATGGAAGTCTTCGGCCTTGCTGAACTCTTTGGTTATGGTATGCAAGAATAATGTGGCATAGAATAATCGAACATGTTGATGATATCAAACCAAGAAAAATTGAAAGGAAGAAAATTATGGCACCTAATCCACACTACGTTAATATGGTAATTAACTTTAGTATACTTGGTACATTAATTTACGTGGCAATACAAGTATCATGAATTATTTTGAACTTAAGCCGGAAGAAAATACATTCTCTAATATTGTAGTTGATTTAACTCATCGATGTAATATGGAATGCGCTAATTGTTATATACCAAATAGAGACATACCTGACTTAAACGAAGAAAAATTATATGATGTTCTTAAAAGATTGCCTAGTAGAACTTATATACGTCTTATTGGTGCAGAACCAACTATGCGTGACGATTTACCTGAAATTATAACTAAAGTTAAAGAATTAGGTCACAGACCTAGTGTAACAACTAACGGTTTAAAATTAGCACATAAACCATATGCCAAAAAACTTAAAGATGCCGGGCTGCGAATGTTATTACATAGCATGAACGGAGCAGATGATGACAGTGTGTATAAGATATTAGATGAAGGAAAGTGGGCAACTGTAAAAGTAAGAGCATTAAAAAATATGTTTGATCTTAGGATGCCATTAAATACTGGCACAATTATAGCTAAAGGTATAAATCCTCATACTATGAAACGACAAATTGATTTATTTGCTGAGTTAGCAATTGCTAGTGGCATTAATTTTAATACAACTAAGCCTTACAATAGACTTACTCCAGTGTTAAGAATGAAAAGTGTTGGAGCTATAGGAAGATTTATAAAAGATTCAGCTTATACTATAGAAGAATTATGTGATTTAGCAGTAAAAGACTTAGGCATAAGTCATAATGATATCGATAAGGTTGGTTCAGGCGTAGTTAGTAATGATGGAACAGTTCCTGTTGGGACTTCTTATATGTTTCCATATGAAACTGCTGCAGGTAAAGTAATTATAAGATTAATAGATTGGCAAAATAATGACGAAGGTGTTATTGATCATGATAACCCTAATAGAGGAAGATTGACTCAAAACTGGACTATAGCGCCGTTTTTTGAGCATGTTAGACTAAATGAAGGAGGGTATTAATGACAAGATGTGAAACTATAAATTATGAAGATATTGAATCTGGTTATAATTTAAAAGAAAGTTTAGTGAAAAACGGTCTAGTAAATATCCATTGTTCAAAAAAACTAAACATATCAGAATTCGAAGCTATAGCGTCATCTTTAGGTAAGCCATTAGTTACTACACGCCATGTGTTAAACGATAATAGAACAGTACAAGAATTAAGTAATGATGGATTATTTGGCGATGGCGATGTCGAATGGCATCATGACTGGAGTTATGGAAGAGGAAATTATTTTGGTACTATTCTTTATAATGTAAAGAATGCTCATTTATCTCCTACATGGTTTTGTGATATGACTAAAGCTCCTCACGCTCTTAAAGAAAAATATAAAGATGTTATTGGTAAATATTACCCGCCATTGCATTTACATGACACATGTTTTACAGAAAAACAATTAAGAATTTTAGAAAAACAAAAAGTATCTCGGCCTTTTATAATGAATCATTACATTACAGAAGAAGAAATACTTTATTGCAGTTTTGGTACACTACAAGGTGTAGAAGTTGATTTAGATCCTATCCGTGATTGGATAGAACAAAATAAGTATGTGCATGAATGGTGTGATAACGAAATTTTACTATGGGATAATCTTAAAATGAATCACAAAAGATTTTCTTTTGAAGGAAAAAGATTATTATGGAGAACTCAATTTATTAT